TCACGTATATCACGAAGGTCACAAGCCAACATATACTGAACTTGGAACAATGGCATATTCCAACCTTACTGGTACACCAACGATTCCATCACTATCAGGATATGCAACAGAATCATATGTAGGAACACAAATTAGTAACTTAGTTGATTCTTCTCCAGCAGCTCTAAACACACTCAACGAATTGGCCGCAGCTATCGGAGATGACGCTAACTTTAGTACTACAGTCACAAATAATATCGCTAGTAAGGTGTCTAAATCTGGTGACACAATAACAAGTGGAACGAATGTTGGACTCACTATTAACCATAATACATTTGGTGCCGGGTTGAGATTACACAGAAATCATGCAAGTAATGCTTCCTCTATTCAATTTATAAATAATGGTGGTCGTCAAGGTACACTTTTAGGGATAGCGGCAGATAATGGATTATACTGGCAAATTGGTACCTCTACTACAAATAACAAAATATTTCACGACACGTATCATCCCAATGCTGACACATGGACTACTGCACGAAACCTAGTTGTAACTCTAACAGGAGATGTGACGGGTACAGCAACTCAGTCTGTTAATGGTTCTGCTGGTAAAACTTGGAGTATAGCAACTACAGTAGCTAACAACAGTCATACTCACAATAACCTGACTAACTATGTTTTAAAAGCCGGCGATACGATGACTGGAAATATAACCGCACCACGGTTTGTACAGAGTGGTAGTTCGGGTAATAGCTTTTATGGCGCAAGCTTTACAAGAAGTGCTTCTGGTACAACCACGCCAGATATTTGGGGTGCTAATGGCACACTCGTACTCGGAACTTCTTCTTCAGTAGAATCGGTTGGTTTTAGTGGAGCAAATGCTCAATTTTATGGAACTATCTCTAGTGGGGCTATTACTAGTTCTGATAACCTTACTATCGGCGATGGAACCCAGGCGCTTAATGGTGATGGTACCCTAACAATACGAAAGGGTAATGCTTTTGCAGGTTTAGACTTTAAGTCTGCAAGAACAGCGGGCAATATAGGCGGCCCAAGATTCTATAATACATCTAGTACTTCTGTACCCGCTGCTCAATTTTTAGTAGAGGTGGATGGTTCCTATAATTTTTACAACGGCACAAATGGGGCGCAAAATAGATTAAAAATAGACTCATCGGGCAACGTTGGTATCGGCACTTCTCCAGCAAGTTGGGCTAAATTGGATATACTAGGAAGTGGTGGCGTGCAAACTGGAGCAACTCAAGCTTTGCAAGTTAAAGCTCCTAGTGCCACTGCAGGAGAAGGTGTTGGTATAAGACTAAATGCGGCCAGTGGTTCGCACGAAGCCGTTGGTATTATCGGTATGGTGAATAACCCCTCTGGTAATGCAGGCGCTATGACCTTCCATACTTATAATCTTGGCGCAACTATTCCAGAAGTTATGCGTATTGATAACCTTGGCAACGTGGGTATCGGAACAGCTTCTCCAAACTCACCACTTGCCATTTCAAATTTAGACAATGGAACTAGCTTTTCTTCAAATAGAGTACTGCAACTGATTGGCACTTCAACTACTGATGGAAGTAGAGTTTCGCTAGCCTTTTCTGGTAATACTAGTATTGGCAATGGTTTAGCAATTATAGAAGCAGTAAATGACGATCAATCTGCAGGACATACCTCGCTTCACATGCATACTTATAATGGTAGCTGGAATACTGAAAATCTTGTCTTAAAAGGCGGCAAAGTTGGTATAGACGAAGATACTCCACTAGCTAAACTTCACGTTGTGGGTGGTCGAACCAGTGGAACTGCATATAATACTATTATTGCGGCAGGTGGTGTTAATTCAACAGACGGTTCTGGAGCAAGAATAATACTATCAGGCTGTGAAAATGATCCTCTTGCAAGAGGTACTGTTATTGAGGGAATATCAACTGGTACTGGCAACTCGCACATATTAAATTTTAAGACTAACAATGGTTCAAATGTTCCTGTAACGCGAATGACTATTGGACATACCGGCAACGTTGGTATCGGAACACCTAATCCAACCTCTAAACTTACTTTACCTCTTGAAGAAGAAGGTAACTTTAAAATCAAATTCCAAGCTGCTAGTGGAACAGGTCATGCAGGACTATCAACAGTTGACCAATCTGGTGCAGGTTTGTACATTGGTGCAAACAGTTATGTAAATGCGAGTGGAGTACCTGTATATGGTCGCTCAGACCACCCATCTTCAGGAATATACTTTGATGGTTGGAATGCTGATCGTATGCGTTTCTACACAGGAACTTCAGGCAACCCTACAGAAAAAATGAGCATTACTAGTGCTGGTAACGTTGGTATTGGAACAAGTTCTCCAGGTGATATTAGACTAAAAGTACACTCTAATGATTCAGACGATTACATCGCAATCTTTAAACAAAACCATGCAAGTAACTTAGGTACAGTACAGATTGATTCACCTACAGATAATAATGGCCGTCCTTCACGATTAGACTTTGCTAGAGGCGGAGTTAATAAGTGGAAAACTGGTATGGTTTATGGAGATTCCTCAGATGGTTGGGGATTGTCTGATGCCACAGGTTCTGGTACTGCAGTGCAACAAACAAGATTTTTAGTACAACCTGGTGGGGATGTATTAATTGGTACTAACACTAGTTTAAATGTTTTATCAGGAACTCCCAAACTTCAAATCGGTTCAGGAACTGGACACGCTTCATTGCAATTCTATAGCGGTACGACAAGTGTTAATGGAATATATTTTGGTGACACCTCAAGCGCTAATAATAGTAGATATTCTGGTTATATAGAGTATCGGCATAATGATAATACAATGGCGTTCAGAACGTCAGACCGTAGTGTTATGACACTGAAATCTAATGGGCCTTTACTACCTGCGGGTGATTTTGGTTATCACACTACACAAGAACACTACACCGCTTCTACACCCGCGGCATCGTATAGCACTGCAAGTAATATTACTTATACCAGCAGTACACAATATTGGCCTGACCAAGGCGAAAAACAGATTTGTGTTGTAAATGCAAGAGCATATACGAGTTATATACACATAAAAACTAACCTAACTGCTAATAACATAATGTTTATGTTTAGAACAAAAGGTTATTTTTATGCCACAGGTTGTGAAGAGCAGTTGATAGGTGGGTATACCTATAATAATAATTCAGTCATAAGCAAATCCAACGAAACAGTAGCAGGTAATACTCACAGTGGAGACACTTACAGAGCCTCTGATGGTTCTTTGGTATTAAAAATGCACGTAAATCAGACCGGATATACCGAAGGGAAAATGCTAGTGTTTTTCCATGCCCATAGCCCTAGTACTACTAGTGGTATGCTAGTAACTGCTGTAAAACAAAAAGATGATGGAACTAACGCATTCTAGGAAAATAATATGACAACAGAAGAAAGACAAGCGTACTTTGACCAAAATGGGGTTTACCCTATTGAAGATTCAGATATTCCTGAAGCGGAAAGAATGACACCTCCCACAGCAGAACAAATTATAGAAGGTGAAGCAATCAGATCAAAACTAGTCGCTAAACAATATTTAAAAGACACAGATTGGTATGTTTCCAGAAAAGCAGAAGCAGATATTGCAATTCCTGAAGATATATTAGCATTAAGACAGCAGGCAAGGCTAGATGCATCTAGTTAAACACAAGGTATAAATAGTAATATGGCCAAACCAAATTCAAGACAAACATTCATAGATTACTGCCTCAGAAGCCTTGGCGCTCCTGTTGTGGAAATCAATGTTGACGATGATCAAGTCGAAGATAGAGTAGATGAAGCTCTACAATTCTATCAGCACTATCATTCAGATGCTATTGAGAAAGTATATCTAAAACACCAAGTAACATCTACGGATATAACTAATGGATATATTCCAATCAACTCACTAATTACTGATGTAGTTAGAGTTATGCCCATTAGAGATACTACTTCTACAAATAGTCTCTTTGATGTTAAATACCAGATTCATTTAAATGATGTATATAGTCTTGGTTTCTTAGGTTCATTGGTCGACTATGAAATGACTCAACAATGGATGTCTTTACTAGATGATATTATGGATCCAGATGATAAACATATATCATTTGAAAGACATAAGAATCAATTACGAATTGATATGGATTGGAGTAAAGAAGTAGTAGTAGATCAATATATTGTTATTGAGTGTTACAGAATCATTGACCCCGATACATATACTGATGTATATAATGATTACTATTTAAAGAAGTATGCAACTGCTCTTATTAAACAACAATGGGGCCAGAACCTATTAAAGTTTGAAGGAATGACTATGCCAGGTGGCGTTCAATTTAATGGTCGACAAATCTTTGATGATGCTAAAGAAGACTTAGAAAAATTAACAGAAGAAGTCAGATTGAATTGGGAACAACCAGTCGATTTCTATACGGGATAAAAAATGCCTAGAAATGTATATTTCAGTCAGGCAGTCAGATCAGAACAGAATCTGTATGAAGACCTGGTAATAGAATCTCTCAAAATCTTTGGGCAAGATGTCTATTATATACCTAGAACTCTAGTAGAAAGAGATAATATTCTAGGCGAAGATCCAGCATCTAGTTTTGATGATGCGTATCTGGTCGAAGCTTACATTGAGAATCAAGATGGTTTTGAAGGTGCGGGTGATTTATACCAGAAGTTTGGCTTGGAAATTAGAGATGAAGCTAACTTTATTATATCTAAACGGTCTTGGGAAAGATTAGTAGGTTTATATAATAATACTTTGGGTACGGTTAGACCACAAGAAGGTGATATTATATTCTTACCTTTATCTAATTCATTCTTTGAAATTACATTTGTAGAACACGAACAACCATTCTATCAATTATCAAATCTACCAGTTTACAAATTAACTTGTTCACTCTTTGAATATAGCGATGAGAAGTTTGATACGGATATAGCGGCGATAGATGATCTTGCTGCACTTGACGCATATCAAACTACTTTAACAGTAGATGTTACCGCAAATGCACACTTTACTAAGGGTGAGATAGTATCACAAACCTTGGTTGCTGCAGTTGAAGACGTAAGTGATGCAATTATAGTATCGGGTACCGTGTCTAGTGTAGAGAAACTATCAACCGCTGCTGCCATTATAACAGTAATTAATGTTGGTGTTACCGGATCCTCTGGTGAAATGCGAGAGTTTATAGTATCACCCACTCTCGGATTAGTTGGTGCTGAGAGTACTAATACTTGCTTCATTAATGATATTGCTGATATAGCAGACAGTACTTCATTCGCACTAGATGAACAATCACAGAACTATGCCTTTGAATTAGAAGCTGACGGATTCTTAGACTTTACAGAAAGTAATCCATTCGGCGACCCATCGGAGACATATTAATGTTTGGTAATCACTTCTATCACTCTACTATGAGAAAGGCTGTGGCCGTTTTCGGTACTATATTTAATAATATTAATGTTATTAGAACTAAGGCTGATGGCAGTGTCTTAAATCAAATTAAAGTTCCTCTTTCATATGGACCTAAACAAAAATTCCTAGCTCGACTTGATCAATCATCTGGCGCTGATGCTTCTATGGCAATGAAACTCCCTAGAATGGCATTTGAAATTACATCACTAGAACTAGACTCTGCTCAAAAGTTGGGTAAAAGAAATATCATAACAGAGGCTAGTGCTGCTGATGTTACAAAGAAGAAGACAATAAAACATCAGGTTGCATATAATATTAATATGTCTTTATTTGTTATGGCCAAAAACCAAGATGATGGTCTACAGGTAGTAGAACAGATACTTCCATACTTCCAACCAGAGTATACAGTAACTATTTCGCCGGTGGGTGAATTTGATTATAAACAAGATGTACCTATTATTCTTACTGGTGTTACAATTAGTGATGATTATGAAGGTGATTTTCTTACTAGACGGGCACTAATATATCAGTTAGACTTTACAATGAAAATGAAATTCTTTGGGCCTACTTCTAGTCAAGGTGTTATTAGAGAAATATCAGTTGATATAAATGGTGACGCTGGTAATGTTAATGTTTTAGAAAATATGGATTTAAATATAACTCCTTCTACGGCCTCTGAGGATGATGACTATTCAGTAACCACTACGATTACTTAATTATGGATATAAGATGGAAAAGAAAGATAAGCTAAAAGCTTCATTAGAGAAGAATCTACCTACTATAAAGAAAGACAAGCCAGTAGAGAAGATTGACAAGGACGTGAAAGATGATTATGAATTCTCGCGCGATACCTATAGAGACTTAATTGCCACTGGTACTAGGTCATTAGACATATTAGCTGAACTTGCACGAGAGTCCGAACATCCAAGAGCATTTGAAGTATTATCACAAGCTATTAAGAATATAGGTGATACTACCGATAAGTTAATGAGCTTACAAAAAGCAAAGAAAGAATTGAATAAAGAAGATAAAGAGAAAGAAGAGCAAGC